CTATCTGAGATGCTAGATATATTTTACCAAATCTTTGGTCTTTTTTAATTCCACCAATTGTTTGATTTTTAGCAGTAGGAATTAAACCAGATATTTTTTTTCTTAAAGATTCAAATTCGTTAAAAGTTGTTACAGATAATTTTTTCTTTTTTTGTGGTTTTACTTTTTTAACAAAATTATTAATAAATTGTGTTGCTCTTATTGTAGATGGAGTTAATTCTTTATCTAAAATATCAGTAGATTCTTTAATTGCTTTTTGTATTGATGAACCTAAAACATTTATATTACTTTCACCTGCATTAAATACTGCGTCTTTATCAACCATATTGTAAGCTGTATTTACTTTATCTGATGCTTTTTTAAATTCTTTTTGAACTGCATTTAAAACACTTTGACCAGCAGATTGTAAATCCTCTTTTGCTATTTCACCTTTATTAAATTTTTTCAATAAATTTTTAGCTGAACTTTCTATATCTATATCTTGTTGTTTTAAAAAATTTCTTGTTATTGTTTGAGCTTCTGAACCATAAGCACCTTTAGCTCCTTCATATAATGCAGCTATACCTTCTTCATCACCAATAGCTTGAGATTTTGATAATCTAAAACCAAATTTACCAGCGCCTGCTTGACTAGAAGCTATATCTGCTTTTACACCTTTTGATAATTCATTACTAAAACTTTTTATAAATTTTTCATCAATATTGTCAGGATCTAAACCAGCTTCTTGTGCTGCTTTTTTACCT